AATCGAGAACCTCCTGAGCTTCCGCCGAACGCTTCGCCCACCATCGCAGCGTGGCGAGCGGCGCGGCGGCGTTCACGCTGACGCGCGTCGTGACCGTGTGGCCGTAGTCGCGCTCAATCGTTCCGCCCTCAAGTTCGACGTTTTGAATCAGCACGCGCAGGCCGGTTTCCGGGTCGCTGTTGCTGTCGGCTCCGTTCGGACCATATTTTTGTCGCGTGAGCTTCACGTAAGGAACGCCGCTGTCTTCGTTGGTCTGCCGGAACAGGATGAGGACCGAACGCGGGACCAGATCGTCGCGTGAAATCAGCGAGACACTTTTCAAATTGCCATCCGACATGGACAGGCTGGCGGCGGTCAGTTCGCTGCGGTACTTCACGTAGAACGTCGGCGGCGTTGTGCTGTGGTCAAACCACGCTACCGCATCGGGCGCGCCGCGCAGGCAGATGATGATCGCCTCAGCGCAGGTGATTTCCTTCACCTGATAAACCGGCGCGGCAAATGTCGGGCTGATGGTCCCGATTGCGAACGGCGCGCTCATGCTCTGCGCCGAGTACTGATCAAGTAGGAATTGCAGGATGTTGGTAATCTGCCCTCCGGCGGTGATTTTCTCCCACTTGTTGACCTTGCTCGCGTTGTATTGCGTGAACAAAAACCCTTCGCTAGCGTACTGCGTTTCCATCGCCGGCGGTGATGAACTGTGCCGCCACGGCTGGAGATAGGCCGTGTTCTGCAAGTCCCACCACGGATCGCTGAAGGTGTAAACCAGACCCTCGCCAGACCCGTCGCCGGAATGTTGCAACCAGGTCCGCTTGCCTTGAAATTCAATCGTCCCGCCGGAAAATGAATCGTCGTTGCCGGTGGAACTTTCGCGGTCGCGTCGGATGATGACCGACCCGGCGAACGGAATCGCTGGATCATCTTCAACGTCCGCCGTGGCGCAGCGCAACATGAACGTGCTCGGGGCGAGCGTTTGAAAATCGCACCGCGCCGTGCTCAGATCAAACCCCCAGTTTGCGAGGGTTTTCTCCGTGCCGCCGTATTCGAGAGTAATGAAGGTAGCCACTTAATTGTGCTTCGTTGTTTCAACGGCCTTGACGCGCATAGTTAGTCTATCTAAAGCAACCTTGTTATTTTCCAGCGCTTTTAATAGCCGGTCCATGAAGTCCATTTTGACCATTTGATTGTTGCGCACAACTTCAAACATCCTGTCCGCGGTCGCTTGATCTACAGGCTCCCCGGTGATGAGTCCGGCAACCTGCGCGTCCAGCCTTTCGCCAGAAAGTGCTTGATGCGCAATCCGCCTTGCTTTCCTATCCCTGATTCTTTGCAGTTCAACCGATTGTCGCTTCGCAGATTGACCAAACTCGCCCGCACGCGCAAAAGCCGCCTGTGCGCCCAAAAACTGTTCCTGATCCAAAAGAGAACGCGCGCGAACATCTTTCAACCGATCTATTGTCTTTTGAGCGGAAGCAATGGCCGCTTCTTTTTCCGCGGTGGTCGGTTCAAAGTATCGCAACCATGGAGCCAGCCAGTTCGCCCATTTCCTGAACTCTCCCGGTTGGTTTTCCGCAATCTTCGCTTTCTGCTCGGCGATCTGTCTTTCAGAGTCACTAATAACAGTTCGGGTGTCGGCCAGTTTCGCTTTGATGTCCGCTTCGGTTCGCCCACCGCCGAGTATTTTCGCCTCCTCCTCGGCTCTGGTCTTTTCATCCATCAGTCGCTGAAATTCTTCTTCGCGCGCACTGGTTTCCTTCTTCTCGATGAATTCCACCCTTTTTTCTTCATCAATGCCCAACCGCTCCAGCGCCGCAGCCAGGTTATTGATCAATTCAATCCGGCGTTCCATCGCCTCTTCGGCCTCGCTAATTGCTTCCTTGTTCGGTTTGTCTTCAAGGATGCTCTCCAGCATCACCTTGCGCTTTTCCTCCGCGATGTTCCCGATTTTTCCAGCGAAGGATTTCGCCCATTCATCCAGCCGCGCCGACTCTTCGCGGACTTTTTTCGTGAGCAAGATGATCCCGGCCAGCGCCGCAGTCCACGGGTTGAAGATGAGGCGCGTGAATTTACCGAGCACCGGGAATTCAAATGACAACGCTCGCATCGCCTGTCGAAGTTGCATCTTCTGACCCGACAGCCAGCCGACTTGTTTCCCAGCGTCCGCAACCGTGGTGTTGAGTTTCGTCAACTCGCTCTGGATTTTCTCAACGCCATGCGTGTCAGCCAGCGTGCGTATGACTATCTCAAGGTCTTGGTCTGCCATTAGGTCAATCCTTTCCCGTCGCTCCACCACATCACCAGCTTTGGACTGCAAAGGAACAGCGAAGGTGACACGCGGTCGGCATCCCAGTGCGGAGCGAACACCGGATAATTCGCGGACCGATAGAACCGCGTGGTGAACTCGGAGCAGAACATTCGGTCCCGCGCGCCCTTCTTCACCGCGTGCGTGAAGACCAGCAGTCCGAGGTAATCGTACTTCTGGCCCAGCGCCTCGCTGTAAAACCAGCGCAGCCCGGCTTCAAGGTCAACCGGCTGCAAGCTGGGTCGCAAAACAAAACCGAGTTGCCCGGTTCGCAACGGATATTTTCTCACGCCCAGCCGTTCACGGCTGCCCACGGATTCACCGCCGCCGATGTAAACTTCCACGTGCGAAATATCAGTCCACGTTTTCACCGCGATGACATGACCGAACAGACTGTTGGGCCGATACAGCAGACAGTCACCGGGTAGAAGTTCTGGAATCGTCGTCACGGTCATTTTAGCTGGTAAGGTCGCCAGGCCCAGAGCGGGCAGGCAAAGGCCGTGCACCTTCGGATTTCATCCCGCTCGAACCCGACGCACTCCGCGCAGAAAATCTTAATAGCTGCGCGAGGCGAGCATTTTTTAGCCCATGCGCGCGTCAGAAGCGCCCGGAATGAGTCGGGACACGTCCTGAGTCTGTCGGCCCGTGTTTTCTCGATTTTTTCACCGACCGGAGCGTTTTTTGGGTTTCCGTTCATTTGGGTGCTGTTACCAGCCCGCGCGCAACACCTTCAGCAACCGCCGCAATCGCTTCGCTCTGCGCGCTAGATTGTTGAAGCTTAACGGTTAAGCTCAGGTTGCTCGATACGACCGAACCTTCAACCCCGGCGGATGACCAGAGCCAGCGCGTGTTGTGAACTCTGAGGTTCCCGTATTGGACTGTCGAGGTTGAACACCCTGCCAGCGCCAGCAGCGCGGCGGCCAGTGCGATTTTCGTTTTCATGGTTTGTTGATGATCTCTGTGTGTCCGTTCTGTTTTTGCTTCTGTTCCGATTCGATCCGGCTCAGCGTGCGATCGAAGAATCCGATCAAGTAGGTCGCCATCGCTCCACTGATGCAGAGCAGCGTGTTGATTCGCTCATCCCACGTCATCTCGCTCCAAGTATAGCTGCCCGCGCTCCATACGGCAAGCCCGGCCAGGTAGGTGCCGAGGCAAACCTTCAGCAGCGCGACCTTGTAGACGCTGAATCCCTCGGCGGTTTTGCGGCGTTGTTCAGGAGTGAAAATCATTGATGATGGTTTTGAATTAGAATCATGGCGACCGCAACCAACAACTGAAGCAGGCCGAGCACAATCCCTAGCCCCCACATGCCGGTTGCGAGTTGTGTCCGCAGCCCCTCGATCTGCGCGGGAAGGCTGGGCCTTCCGTTGCCGTGAACCGTATGTTCTAGCGCGTCCATTCGCCGCTCCAAGTCGCCGTGTCTTTGATCGCAGACGGCTTTGCTGTAGTGATCTTCAGCCATGTTTTTTCTCCGTTGTTCATTGCAAGTAAATCATCCCGACCGAGAGCGTGAAACCCACCGTGAGGAGGAGCAACGAAAAAGCGGATAAAAAGAAGAATCTCGCCACTTTGTAAACTTCCACCAGGTAATCAGTGCGGTTGTCCAGTTCCGTTTGGCACTGAAGATGGGAGTTAATGAGCTTCTTCTTCAGGTCCTTTTCTGGGAGGGTCGCCTCTTTTTGGTCGATATGGACCGTCATGATGACCCTCACGCCAAAAAACACGACCAGAAGCATTATTACGTTCAGGAAGGCCAATGCAGACAGGAAAAAAGGAAGCGCTACCCATGTCGAATTAGACAGGGATTTTGGGAGCAAAAACCCGGTTAGGGCCAGGAACACAGAGCTTAGCGTAAGGAGCGTTTTGCATTTGTCGGTTATGCCGCTCCGACGAGTTTCCGCGGCCGCGAGGCCGGCCCTTGCTTCGTATAGAAGGATATCGAGGTTTTCCTCCGTCGACAGGGTAAGCTCCTTGTATTCGCGGGCATCCTTGAACGTCTCGTTAAACACCTCATCCCAAGTGACCTCGGTTGCATAGAACCGAAACGACAAATAGGTGATCGTAGTAACAATCTTTTTGCGTAGGCCGTGAAACCCGTCGAGGCCTTTTTGCGCGTACTCCTTCGCGAGGTCTTTGACGGACTTTTTCATGGAAGGAAGCAAAAGCAGCGCGGCGATTTTCATTTGAACGACAGGATGCCAATGCCCCACGGCCCGGAGTAATCGTTGGTTGAATAAGCGGTCTGCGTGCCTGCGCTCGTTGCGAGCCGGTCGCCCACGTCGAAAAACGCATCCCCAGCGCGATTCGTATAAAGATCGCTTAGCACGTTGGCCCCGCGCCCATCAGGACACAGCCAGCACAGCAACGCCAGCGCGATGACGAGCCACACGGCAAAAAAGAGTTTCGTGTTGCGGGTCATAGATCAGGTGTGATGGCCGAGGCTTTGAACGCGCCCCCGCGAATGGACAGGAGCCAGTAATAGCCGTTCGTCAAATAGTAGTTCTTCGCCTTCCAGCCTGTTGCGTTCAAAGCCAGAATCTTCGTGTCGGTCGAGCTGTTCGTCACCGCAATGGTAGTCGAGCCAACCAGCCCCGTCACGTCCCCGGTCACTGCCGTAATCGTCGAGTGGTCGCTCAGCGTCAGCGTGTAGTTCGTTTGCAACCCCACGCTCAGGTTGGTTGCGTAGGTGAGCGTTTGCTCGCCTTCATAGACGCCATTCGTCACGGTGATGGAGCCGCTCCACGTTGAATTTGACCCGCGCAACGACGCGAGCACCGAGATGTTTGTGCCAACCTGAATTTGAAGCGTCGGGTTGTTCGTCTCACCATTGAAATAGATTGCCGGGTTGTTGGACTGCGCCGTAGCCTGACCACCGTTCGCGCCGCTGTTGCGACCAAAGATGATGCCGCCGCGCTGGTCGCTCCAAGAGTTCCCACCCCACTGCAAATATCCGTCGTGTAAAGCGTGGAGGTTGCCAAAACTTGAGAGGAAGTATCCCGAACCAGCACTCCCGGAAGCCCCAACTGCGTTGCAGGAAATGTATGAAGTTACCCTTGCCGCGCCTTCCACATTCAGCTTGTACGTGCTGTACGGCATCCCACCGATGCCAACTAGCTTGTTAGAGACAACTAGGATCGGCGTGGCCGTGGCGTCGGAAATGAGCAAGACACTATTGCTCCCAGCGCCTGCGACATTGGTGATGACCAGTGAGCCGATGCCGATGACTGTGTTGCTTACGCCGGTTTCAGCGGCGTTGGTTACGGTGATGGTCTTGTTCGCGTTCAGGAGGACAACATTCGTGCTCAACCTCGCATCCGGCACCGTGCCGCTGGTGATGTCACTGCCGGCGTGGACGTGATTGGTGCGCGCGGCCGAAATCCAGAGGGCATTCGACCAGGCGAGGTAAATCAGGTTCGATGTGTAAAAATAGTTGGTCGTGGCCTGCCAGAGCGTGTTGGTCGCGTTGATGGGGTCCACCGATTTGGCGAAGGTGCTGGCGTTCGAGTAAATGGCGGAGCCGGCGTTGGTGATGGCGCTGCCCTTGATGGAGGTCAGGAAATGGCCGTTCCCCTTGAACTCGGTGGCAGCCACCTGGCCCGTGACCATGAGGTCGTATCCATCGAGGGTGGCAATGAAATCCTCGCCAGAGTAAAATCTGAGTCCGGCCCCGACATTGGTAATCGTCCAGGCCGCGATCCCGACGGAGCCGAGGTTGCTCAAATTATACCCATCGGCGTTCACGTCCTCCGTGAAACTGTCCGCCTTCATCAGGCCGTTGGTCGTGTGCCACAGCGCCGAATTGTTTGTCGCGCCTTGAACTTGCGCCGCTACGTAAGCCCAAACAGATGCGGCCAGCGTGTTGCTCTGGATGATGGCCGACCGCGTGTCATTCGTTCTAACGAACGGATACGCAACGAGCGCGTCCACCTGCGCCCGCGTGTAGAATCCGGTGACGGGGCTGGGCTGGTTCGTTGTTCCGAGCAGATACGCCGCCGACGTGACACCGCTGACGTTCGTATCCACCGTGAGCCTGAATGAAGTTGAAGGTGTGCCGGCGATGTCGCAACGGTAAATTCCCCAGATGACATTCGAGAAAATCGTGATGCCGTTTGTGCCCGTCACCTGCGTCTTCGGCTCCTGCGAAATCAGCGCCGTGCCGCTCGCGCGCGGCAGCGGACTGGTCAGCGTCAACGTCACGCGGCGGTTGGTTATGTTGCCGCTCATAAAATCCTGCGCGTTGACTTCGACGTGCGCCGCGCCGAAAGCGGGCAGCGTCAACACCAGCAGGAACAAGGTTGCAATAAATATTTTCATTTTAACACCCAGGCACTATTAGACCGAACGTAAAACGCGCCGTTCGTTCCGGTCAGGATTGAACCATCGGGCGCGGTCGCGTTCGGGGTGACACCGCTCGCCAGATTCGTGACGATCCACAGCAGCCCGTAATTCGTCGCGTAGCCGGTCGTGTTATGACTGAGCGGAGTATAACCGAGCGCGCTTGTGATTCCCGCCGCGCTGTTCGTTGCGGGCACGTAGCCAATCGCATTCGTCACGGCCAGAGCGGTGTTGGTTAGCGGAGTATAACCGAGCGCCGCAACGATGCCAGCGGTTGAATTTGTCGCGGGCACGTACCCGATCGCGTTCGTTACAGCGAGCGCAGTGTTCGTCAGCGGAGTGTAACCGAGCGCAGTTGTAATCCCGGCAGTGCTGTTTGTCGCCGGGACATAACCGATTGCGTTTGTAACCGCCAGAGCCGTGTTGGTCAGCGGCGTATAAAGCAGCGCGCCGACGATGCCCGCGTTGCTGTTCGTTGCGGGTGTGTACTGCAGCGCAGCCTTGATCCCCGTCGGTGAGTTGCTGGCGAACACGCTGTGGTTCGAGTAGGCCGCGCTGCCCGCGTCTGTGAACTGCGCAATCGTGAAGTTCATGAACGTGACGACGGGCACACCCGACACCTGCGCGAGGTTTTGCGTTGTGTTTGTGTCCACAATTCCAAACGTCATTCCGTAGCTCAGCCCCGCCGCCGTCAGCTTGTAGTTGCCAGCCATCAAGCTGCCGCTCACGTAGCCATTGGTGTCAGGGGTGAAGTTTTGTGATTGATAGAGCACCATGTTGGTGCCGACGGCGATGATGTAATTCGTCGCAGGCCAGGGCGCAATGGTGATGGTGTTCGTAACCGGCGTTCCATCTTGATACACGCCGCGAAATTCAAATGGTGTTGCCGCGCCCGCCAGCCACGGCACAATCGCCAGCGCAATTGACAGTAATTTTTTCATACGTATTCAGTAGCCTTCCCGCCCGTGATGGTCACACGCGAGATCGTCGTCACTCCTATCGGTTCATCGGTTTCAATTTGCACCAGCGCGCCCGCAACTTTGTAGGTCGTCTCTACGCCGGAATAATCCTTGTGCGTCAGGAGCACGTCGTAAATTCCTGCGTAGGTTTCGACGCAGGTTTCGTAGAAATCCACGGCGGCCTTGTTCGTCGAATGTTCCTTGACGATGGTAAGCTGACGCACGGTTTCCCAGTTGCCGCGCGTGGTTCGGAATCGCGCGTCGCTGCCAAGCAGGGTTTCATTTTGAAACACCGGGCCGCCGGTCACGGGCGCGCGTTGAACCGAGTCCGAGTAGTTCGCAAGCTCGTTCGGTCCGACTTGAATTTTCCATGTGCCGAAGAAAGCCATGGGATTATGTTAACGTGTAGGCAATTTGAGCCGCCTCGGCACTATCAGCAAAGGTGCGGTGCGAGGTAATGTTCACCGCCCGCAACCGGTGTTCCCCGGCGCGATAGACCCGGCTGTCGCCGGAGAATCCAGCGCGGTACAGTGTGAACGTGAACGCAGGGTTGCGCTGCGTTGTGCTGATGACTAAGTTTTCCGGCGTGCCGCCTGTGCCGCGACTCAACAACTGGCCGGGGAGAATCGCCGTTGAATCTTGAACGGCAATCAGCGTGTCCGCCTGATCCTCGGTCAGGTTGGATGGAATGAACGACCCGGCGACGTTTAACCCGGTCAGGATGGTATCCACAACCCCGATGTCGCCGGCGACAATTTGCTGTGTCTGGAACGGGAACGAAAATTCAAATCCATCAATCGCGCCGATGGCGTCGTAAGGCGAACCCCTCGACCCAATCGTCGCCTTGTAGTTGTCAATGATGATTTCAGTTTCCTCGAATGATGTGTCAATGCTGGACAACGTGCCCGCGTTGGTTTTGTAAGCCGCCGCAGCCGTCGGTTGTGTTGCGGCGTCAATCATCGCCGTCCATTCCATCGTTCCGAACGCGGTCCCGCTCGGTTTCAACATGAGCGGCGGCGGCTGGCTCATGCCAGCGCGGTGGAACGTGTACGTCTTCATGTTGGCGATATCGTTCACCAACAGATCGTCATTCGCCCCCGGCACAATGCTTTTTCCAACATAAGAACCCGGGGCGAGAAACGCCGCGTAAAAGTAGTTCATCAGCGTTGAATTGATCTGCCCGACGGGCACACACGAAATCCGGTAGTGTCGTGACCGGAAGCGCGGACCGAGCGGGCCAAGCGCGCTGTCAGGTGAAAACGTTTCAACGTTGTGTTCAACGGTCACGTCGCCCTGTGTCCACACAGCAACGCCGCCGTGCGTAATGTAAGCCGGACCTTGAATGATGGTTGGGAGAACTACGTTTGCCATAACTTTTTCAGATGGTTAGTTGGTTAATGGATGAAATGCTCAAATCGGTTTTGACCGCTGCGGCTCGCGCGGTCTCGCCGCTGTTCGGTGTGAACGCGCCGCTGTAAATGATCGCCTTGGGGTTGGACGGAGCCGGGAACGTCCCGTCGGTCGTGTAATAAATGTCCGCGCCGCTGGTGGACGTGGCCAGCGTGATGGTGCCCTCGGTATTCGTGATGCTCGGCGTTGCGCAACGCGAGGTCTGCCCACGGTTGCATGTCATGCGAAGCCGGACGCGGTAGGCCGTCAGCGGCTCGAATCGCGGGTCGGAAACAATCGCCGTCCTGTCACCGCGAAAAATTCCCTGTCCTTGAATGCTCCACAGGTGCAGCACGTCCAGAATTTTCTGCGCAACCTGATCCGCGGCTCTGAGCGTTCCGAACTGCGCGTCCTCGTTTTGCAGCCGGTCTTCAATCACCGTGCAGGTGAGGATTAAATCAGCCTGCGGTCCCGGAACGTTTTCGTGTAGAAGTGAAAATTCGGGTTTCTCGACAATGACACCGCAACCGCTGCGACCGTTGCGGGACGTGGTGTAAACGAGCGTCTCAGCCGCGTACGTCTGATCAGCCATGCGCGTCTGTTCGAGCAGCAGCGTGTCGCGCGTGACGACGTTGACCGACTCAAACCAGTTGTCACACAGCAGCGCGTGCGCAACATCGTTCTGCAACTGGATGAAGTTGGTAAAGCTCATCTGGGTTCCAACGTCCTGTGAATCGCGGATTCAATTCGCCTGGTGTATTTCGGAAGGCACGCCGCAATGCCGCGTCGAACGGGCGCGCGTTCGGGAATGATTGCACCCGGATGTTTCACCTTTTTTGCAAAAACCGTCCGGCCTCCGACCATGAATTTCAAAACTTTTTTTTCTCTTGGCCGAATTTCTCGCGGCGGTGTCATTCCTCCAAACTCATGGACCAGCGCGTAGTTCACCCCGCCCTTGGCCCGCACGTTGTTCCCGATGACGGAAGAAACTTCCTCGTTGTTTACAACAGCCGGTGTTGCGAACAGAGCGCGCCGCAAGCTATTGCTGATGACGCGCAATCCTTCCGTCGTAGTGGGCCGGTCTTTCGGGAACGACAGGAACTCGCGCTGGATGAAGCTGATCGTGTCCGCGTTTTGCAAATCCATCTCTTCAGCGATTGCGTTCAGACAACGCGCGCGCGCCTGACCGTCCCAGACGCTTTCCATAAGCTTCCGGCTTTTGTCGCTCAACGAAATGGAGATGTCGGGTATCACGAGATTTGAAAGCGCACGTAAGGTGCGAGCAGACGTTTCACCGTCGGAGCAAGATCAAGCTTCGCGATGCTGATCTTGGTTTGTTCCTGCGAGACGATGCCCACTCCCAGCCGGTCCTTCTGGTTCCACGTTTCTGCGCACTGCAACAGCCACGCGAGTTTTATGCCACCTGGCAATTCGGTCGCGCTATCCGTGTTTGAACCGCTGTCGTCTTCGCTGGTGTCGAACCAGTAACCGCCCGTATAAGTGACGCGAACCAAGGTTGAGCGCGTGCCATAGACTCCGCCGAACCAGATGCGCCCGCTGCTTTCCTCGATTTGAATCGGCTGGCCGCTATCCGTCACCCAGCCGGTCGTCTCGTCATCCTTGGTTTCAACGGATGAAACCGAAGCCACGGGCGCGCGTGGCAGATAAAAATGATCGCGCGCCGCGTCGAAAGTTATCGTGTCATCCGCGGTGTATTGCAGCTTGCGATTGCAGTAGCCCTCGATCTGCCCGGCCACGCCCAGGCCGATCGCGGTCAACTGCGTGTCATAGCGCGTTTCGAGAACCAGCGCAGACGCCAGCACGTGACGCTTCAGCGTCGTAAGACTTCCAAGTCCGACGTTTGCCATAAGTCAAAATTGTAAAATGAAACGCCCAGCCTAATTTTCACCTGCTCAGCCGCGAGCATCCGGTTGCGCGGCGGCCAGATGATGGCCACGGGTTTTAGTTCCCTGAACCTGACCCCGCGCAGCTTTCGGTTTTTGTTGTTCATTTGTGACAGTGGGCGGGGCGAGACACACCCAAAACTCACCCCGCCCGTTCAGCCTAACCGTTTCGTTTCGGTTTCGTCGCCACCTTGACCGTGATGTTCGTTATCGCTTCGCCGTCAACGTGCACGGCATTGATGCTGTGCAGCATGAAGTAACCCGCATTACCCACGGTCACGTTGGTTGTGCACTGAACGTAATCCGTGACCGTCGGCGATGAGACCGGGATGGTCATCGCGAACTGTTCCGTTGCCGCCATCGTCGTCGCGTTCGGTCCCCAGGCGAAGTTGAACGTGACGTTGCTCGCCGCCCCAGTCGTCACGTCATTGGCTCGGAACCGGACCGTAACAGCGAGGTCCTCGTATTTCGCGCAGTTGAACTTGAACTCACCCGCCGAGTAGTTGCTGACTCCACCCGCCGCAACCACGTTCGTAGCGTAACCGCCCATGATGGTCGTGACCGCGTACTGGTCCGCTGCACTTGCAGCCAGGGCCGTCAGCAGCGGAATGATGCAGAGAAGTTTTTTCATGGTTCACATCTCCTTCAGTTGCCGTACCGTTTCGGCTTCAGCGTGTAGCTGATGTTGTTCGTTGAGTACTGTCCCGCCTGTCCGTTCGCCACGCTGACCAGACGCAAATATCCGGCGGAAGACGCCGTGTAATTCGTGGTCAACTGGACGTAAGTCCCGGCCGTGCCGCCGGGGGCGAGCGTGAACACGAAGGAATTCACGGTGTCCCAGTTCGACCCGTCCGGTGACTTCTGCCAGGTGTAGGTCTGTGCTCCCGTGCCGGTGTTGTCCAGCGTCGTCCGAACCGTGATCGCCACATTTTCCCATTTGGTCAGGACGATCTTTGGAGCGGAGGTTGACATCGTAACGGTCGCAGACCCGGCCACCTTCAACCCGTTGGTCAGTGTCGTGGTTGCGTACTGCTGCGCTTGAGCCGCGAAGCCCAGGACCAGCGACGCAATGATTGCAAGAATCATTTTCATTCGTTTGCCTTTCAGTTTGGCCCGGAAGCGCGAAACTTCCGGGCCGTTCAATGTTTCGGTTTACGCAGCCGCCAGCGTGAGTTTCGCGAACCCGGTCGCCAGCTTGATGACGAAGCCACCGCGCACAATCACCCGGAACGCCGAACGATTGTAGTCGAATTGGAATTCGTCACTGCGGGCGAACTCGAAGTCCTTGCGCAACCCGACCGCGCCGGCCTGCGGATCGCCGAAGCAGGCAACCACATTGCCCGCGCTGTCGGTGCTGGGCATCGCCGCCGTCAGCACCACCGGATATCCCAGGATGGACCCAATCGCGCCCGGAGCCGGAGCTTCAAGCGCGTTCTGGAAGATGGGCCGCCCGTTGTCATCCCGCACAAGACAAATCTTGGCGAGAATCTGCGGATGAATCCACCACTTGGCCGGACGCTGCAACGTGCCAGCCGCGACCGTGGTCAGACAGCGAACGAAGTCCGCAAGCTCAAGAGCCGAGACGGTCGTGTTGCCATCCGCCGCCGTTGCCGCCGTGCCGCCAGAGGCAATGCCCGTAAATGCGCCGTCGGTCGTGTCATCAGTTCCATCCGCCGCGAAACACGCCCAGTCCATGCGATACGCAACCGACTGGCCGAGTTGTTCCATCACGAAGCCAGCCAGGTCCGCCTCGCTGTCCTCGATGTTCGCCCGCGCCACAGGAATCCAAGCCGCCGCTTCCTTGATGGTCAGCGTCACGCTAGTCCCAGTGAAAGCGCCTTCTGTGATTTGCGCGCCCTGCGCAACCCAGTACGCCGTGGGGCGAACCGAAATGAGCGGAACGATCTGCGTCCGGCTGCCAATCGGCATCACGCCGAGCGTGTTCCACTGACCATACTGAAGGAGCAGGTCGTAGATAGCCGCCGCCGTCTCTTGCGGAATGACCGCCCCACCGATACCGCTGTCCACGCCCGTCACCGCCGTCCTCTGTTGCAGGTACGCGTTGCGTGCGCACGTGGCGATGTAACCGGCATTGAGCGGGTCACTGGTGAATCGCTTGATCGGATCGCCAAAAGCCGCAATCGCCTCGCGCCGGACCATCCGCTCGACGGTCGCCAGTTTCGTGGCGAACGTGTTCGCATTGTCCTGCACCTTGCCGAGGTCGGCCAGGGCTTTCTTGGTGTCCGCATCAATGCGGGTTACGTCAGACAGAATCTTCTGCTGACCCGTCTTGAACTCGTCCTGCGACGCGGCAATCTTGCCCACGCTTTCCAGGACGGAATCCTCAAATTTCTTTTCGCTCATAAGTTCATTGCGATCAGTTTTATTTTCAACGCGAAATCGAGTTGCATCCGGCGACGGGCTTCTTCGTCAGCGCCGGAACTAACAGACGAAGAAGCGTGTTGTTCTCTCCCGGTCGAAAGTGTCTTGGAGCTTAACCGCTCCGAAATCAGTTGCAGGTCGGCGTCATCGAGCACGCCGCCCTTGTACGCGCGCGCGAAGCTGGCCAGCGCGTTCGGGTTCGCCCCGATGATGCACGCGGACAATTCAATCTGCTGTTGCCCGGTGTAAATGACTCGCGGTGGATTGTCCTTCAAGCCCAGCCGTTCAACTTCGCCAGCGTAGGCTTTGTCTTCAGGTTGCAATGTCTCCGTCGGGATGAAGCCCACAGAGACAGCCTTGAGATGTCCGCTCGTGGTCATCTTCCAGCCGAGTTGGGCGAGCCGGTTTTCCTTCACATCAATCGCCCATTGCACCGTTTCCATCAGCGCGCCCTCGCGCACTTCTGCGGCGCGAACCGAGCCGAGCAGATTTTCGATGCTGTCGTAGTTGTGCGAGTTGACGAAGGGAGCGTTCTTTTGGAATCGGTCAAACCGCCAGCCGGACGCGAGAACGACTTCGCGATAGCTGTCCAGCGTCTCATCGCTCGCGCGATACTCAACCAGCCCTTCCTTTTCACCGACGATTTTCACGGTGAACGGCATTTCTCTACGGATTACGTTCATGTTTCTTCCTCCGGTTCATCCACGACCGCCAGCTGGATGCACTGACAGTTGATGACGTTGCCCGCGCTCCCATTCGGATCGCCGGGATACATCAGTTCCTCGAAGTCACCTTCACTGTTCATCACAAGAAACGGTTCATTCACGTGGATCGGGTTTGACATCGTGTAGGTCAACTCGGCCTGCCGATGGCCGGGCCGGACGTTCGGTCCGTGCGACGACAGCCACGCTTTCCTCTGCACGCCCGCGTCTTTCATGGCCTGCTGCCGGGCGAAGCCGAACGCCGCGTTCGTTTCGGTCATCGCAATCCGCCGCGCCTCGTACTTCTGAAGGTCGTTGAACCTGGCCTTGAGATTTTCCGTGATTGCATCCACGTTCAAGCCTTCGCTCACGCCCGCGTCCAACACCGTGCGCAACTGGTCGTAAACCGTCTGACTCGAATTTCGCAACAGCGGATTCCGTTTTGCGATGAACTCGTTGACAGTCTTGGGCGTCATGCTCCAAGGATCAGTAAAGCCGATTTCCTGCATGAGCGCCGCGCCCGCGTTTTGCGTGACGGTCTTCGCGACCGGCTCCAAGGATGTCACCAGCTTCATCGCAAACTCGGAAGCATCGAAAATCAAATCCGTGATGCCCTTCGCGTGCGCGTATGGCCAGTGCGTCTGCAACGCTTGCAGCGCCTTGCCGCGAAATTCATTCAACACCTTGCTGACTTTTTTCTCGTAAAGCCGGACCGACTTTTGACGGTTGCGCACGTGTTGCTCCCAGAGTCGCTTGTTGACCATGGATTCAACCGCGCGCTTGACCATTCGATTGCCGTCGCCGTCACCGTTGCCGTTGTTGCCGTCGTCAGCTTCGTCATCATCCGGTTCTTCTGTGTCCTCCGGTCCTTCCGTGTCCTCAGGCTTCGCGACCGGGTTTGGTTCTTCGGCGTAATCATCCGCGGTGAACGCCGATGAATCCATGCCGACCTGTTCCGCCGGCGTGACGCTGAACGGAAGGAACCCGTCCTCCCAGCCCGGATACTCCGGCAGGTCAAGGCCGAGATAGTCGCTCACTTCACGCATCGGCATTCCCTTTGCCCAAAGCGCGTCCGCGCTGGTGAGCCGTTCGCGGCGGACCTCCTGCATCGTCGGATGGTCATCCCAGTCAAACGCAACTTCAACGCCGAACCCCAGCAGCTTGCCCAGCAGCAGCCCCAGACCGTCGGCGATCTTCTCGCTCGTCGGGATGCAGGTGTCTTGAATGAGTTGGTAGTAATCGCTGGCTGAACCGATGCTGTAACTCGCCTTCACGTCAAACATGCTGGGCGGCACTCCAAACGCGACGGCGATTTCGTGGCGGTTCTCCAACCGTGACGCGATGTAGTTCGCATCCGGCGCGCGCACCTTGGGGTCCTGGACTTCAATATCCGCCGGCAGGAACATCGGCCTGAAGATGCCGCGTTGTTGCATCTCGCGCTTCTGCCGCAACTGGTCAACGATCTGCTTTTGCTGCTCGTCGCTCAGCATGATGTCACCGCTGTAAGAAACGAACACTCCCTGATCACCGTTGTTCTGCATCAGGTTACGGTTGTAGGTTCCCGCAGCGTAATCAGCCTCGCTCGCAACGGTCGCCGCGTCATATTCGCTCAGCCCGCGATATTCACTGTACGGATTCCAGTAACGCAACTGAATGACCTGCTCTGGAATCAATCGCTCGATGCCGCCGTTCTGTTTCGTGAACTGCCAGCCCACCAGGCCATCGCGACCGACTACCTCGCGCATCCGGTCAGGACGGGCCACGACGATTGGTTTCAGTCCACCGCGCCGTTCCGGGAAGGGCATGATTGCATCGTCACCGAGGAGCCAGAAATTTTCCCCAGCGAGTTTCAACCAGCCAACACACGCTTCGATGAAGTCAGCCCAGGAAATTCCCACGGCGGGCGATGCAAGCCAGGTTGCCAGAGCTGGATTTTCAATTTCGGCCAGTTCTTCACCGGCCTGACGCATAACACGTCGCAGTGTGCTGGGTCTCCGGAGTTGACGTAACGCCGCCTGCCGTGAAAGTTTTTCCGCGCCGCGCCAGCCTTTGCGCAACAACGTTGCCCGCGTTTCAGCCAGTTGGTCTGCGCGATAAATTGAAACCGGAACTGCGGAGCAGGGTCCGGCGATCTTCTTGATTGCGCGCATCACCCAGACCGAATTGCGGTAGGGTTGCGTGAACGAAACGCCGGAATGAAAATCAATCGCCCGGTCAAACCACTGGGCGGGGATGCCGCCGACTCCCTTGAGGACAGCCCATGCCGATCCCGCCAGCGCGCGTCGCGCGAAACCGGGAAGAAAGTTTTTCAGCATAGTGTCTGAAAGTCCCAATAGCACAAAGCCGGAACTTGTCAAGACACTAGCAAAGAATGTTTAGCAGGTTTTGTCAGGCATCAGAGGGCATCAGAGCAACGCGCCATCCAGTTCGCGGGCGATTCGGTCGCAGGCGAGTTTGTAGTAGCGGGTATCAATTTCAATCCCGATAAAGTTGCGGCCCGTTCGCAGGCAGGCGATCCCGATCGTACCGCTGCCCATGTACGGGTCGAGCACGGTCGCGCCGATTGGCACTCTGCATTTTTCCATTGCCCACGCCATCAATACCACAGGCTTCTGCATCGGATGCACGCGCTGTTCATCGTATTCGGAGTCTTTTAGCATTCCAATCCATAGATGCCGCTTCAGACGGGCGGGCGAGCGCAGATTTGTCCACGCGAGTTCGCAGTCCGCTTGGTCGTTGCTGCATACGCCGTCGCGCTTGTCCCATACCAGCCACGCGGGAGAGTCAGGCAGGCGGCTCGCGTAGTGGTTCGCGCCCCACAGCACCACGACCGGATAGCCGAGCCACGGGCGCGGATCGAACGGTTTGTCATCGCCGATGATTGCCTCGCCGTCAGTGCCGAGTTTAACGCCGCCCTTGCGCGCTCCGTGGCAGTAGGAGATTCCATACGGCGGGTCAGCTATCACGGCGTCGGCTTCGATTCTATCCATCGTTTCAGAGTCGCCATTTATCAGGAGCGCCCATGAATTGCGCCCGGCGAATTTCTGTTGCTCGATTGGAGTGCTCATATCAGAACCGCGACGATGTTTGAACTGGCGAGCGAGTCCAGCGCAGCTGATACGCAGTCAACGCGGTCGTCATGTTTGCCGTCCGGGAACGCGCACAACTCATCCATGAACCCCGGCACATTCCAATTCCCTCGCACAACGGCCAGCTTGCCTTGCTCCGCTCGAGCGGCCAGCGGCAACGCGCGCGTGATCTTGTCCTTCGTGACGGTCTGGCCGTTCATCGCAATGTTGGACAGCATCGGTTCTCGCTGAAGTTGCTGAAGAAATCCGACCTGCGCGCCGACAACTTCAATTCGCTGTGAAACGCTTTGCCCGTCGGTTCGGGCGGTTGAAGACACGACGCGCACGGCTTCGGGCCACTCCCAGCGCCCGTGAACGATGTGCGAGACGACGATGGTTCCGTCTGACATCAAGCCAACCTTTGCGCCCGCGGTGAAGTCGCTGGTTGTCTTTTGTGTGAACGCGAGGTCCCAGCAGCGCACCCAGCGCGAGCACTGCGGTTCTCCATCCAGCACGCGCACCCATTCGCGGCGGAACATAGCCCCGGCGAGTTGCACAAACTCAGCGCCGATTTCCTGACGGCGGACCAGCGACGGCATGTCGGCGGCGATGGATTCAAGTTCAGTCGCTCTCAGGTGCGGGTTGTCTGATGACGCGAATTGAAACGTCGCCCACTCGTTGCTGTGCGAACCTTTCTGCCAGAGTTCGTTGAAGTAGTTGAACCCGCGAGGTGTCGAGATGAACCACGCGCTCCCGCGACGATCCAGCAGCGTCGGGCGCAGACACAGTTCCCAGATTTCTTGAAGCTTCGGAATGTGAGCGGCTTCGTCAACGACCGCGAAGTTAAGCGCCTCACCGCGCAGCGCGTCGGGTTCCTCAGCGGTCTTGAACTGCAACCAGCCGCCGGACGGGAACAGCAACGCGCGCCGTTGCAGGTTGACTGCAGCGTTCGGGAAGTGTGTCCGGTAAAATTCAACCATCCTCCACCCGGCCTGATAGGCGGCGGACGCAAACGATGGAGCGATCCACCAGCAGGCTTTGCCAGCGTCGGCGGCGAGTCGGATGCACTCACCGATGCCAAGCACGCCCTTGCCCCAGCGGCGACCTGCGGCGATGACCTTAAATCTTGCCGGACTGGTCTGGACTTTGCGCTGTGTCGGGTGCAGCGGCGGGAGAAGTATCAACGGTGATTGCTGGTTCATGTTTGTCTTCTAGTTCACCAACCTGATGCGGCCACATGATGCGATGGACAAGGCTGAAAGGTTCGCCGTCGGTCCCGGCGATATTGATGTTTCGCTTGTCGGCCCAGCGACCAGGAGCGCGGTTGTACAAAATGACCTGACACGCGACGACATTCCCATTTCGAGCAGCTTCGATCAAAGCTTCTTCCGCGTCTGATGTCATTATCACGTCTCGCTCAGTTTCAGCTTCGCGAAGTTTCATGTCGAATTCAGGATGCTCACGCGCATAAATGTAAACGGTCTGCCGACAGACTCCGATGAGTCCGCACGCGCTGGTAAGACTTTTCCCGGATGCAATTAGCGTCAACAATTCGGCCCGCTTTCGCCCGTTGAATTTCACACGTCTGCCGTCTACAACCTGACTGACGTCAAGTTTTTCAGTTGCATCAGGGTGTTCGATTACTATTCCCCAGTAGAGCATCTCATTTCTAAGATAATGAGAATGCCGAACAATCGTCCAGGGAATAACTTTCTTTTGCAAAAATGGCAGAACGAATCTGAGCCACCAGAAATTGTATTGCTCCCTCCAGCCATCTCCGTGTTGCCGCGTTCCGGCTTCGAGGTCAATGACATTCTTTCCGCGTTTGATGTCCTGCCGTTGACCGCAAGTTCCAAAGATAACGCAGCGGGTGGCGATTGTGGTTGAAGAAACGAACGCGGAGAATGCAGGATAAGGATTTGCGTATGCGTCGAAATCAGCGACAGCGAATTTTTCGTTGCAGTCTGGGAATGGCCACTGGTCGCAATCCGCGACTTTGGAGCATTTTGGATTCAGTCGTGCGACTGCCGTTGCAATTCTGGATGGGTCAATATCTGCGATCCACAACTCGCGGTCCTTGTAAAGCTGGTCAGCGAGATCGCCATCTCCAACGAACGGGACGTAAGCCGGACCAGGTTTAGCGAAGCGCAAAAGCTGTCTGCGAAGTAAAATCTTCCGGTAGATTTGAACGTGCTGTTTTTTTTGGATTAGGGAACTCATGGAATTTTTTACCGTCGAGCAAGTCGCCGGAACCTGTAGTGAAGGCTGGTGATTGTTTGAAGAAGAAAGCGACGTTGGATCGGGCACATTTGCTTTGCATGGTTCTGGCCCAGTCCAGCCAGCCTTGCGGCGAGCGGAATCCAGGACCGCTTTCGCCGCCGAAAATCACCCAGTTGAGTTCTGACAGGTCAAGGTCGGCCAGGTTTCCAAGCGCGGGTTCATAGCTGATGAATTTCACCAGAGCCGGGATGGGTCTGAGGAAGTCGGCTCTATGGATAAATTCGCTCGATTCGATTGTGACACCGAGCCACAAGTTTTCCGTCGGTTGAAATGGCAGGAATCTGGCGATGTTTTCCGGGCGTTTTGTGAGGAGTTGCCAGTCAAGGCACGGAGTATTTGCGATCAGGTCGAAGAGTTTTTTTCGCGGTCGTATGAGGTCATCGCGGTCTTCAGCCCAGTCCATCATGGAGCCGCAGAATACTTTTGCGCGCGTATGTTTTTTTTCGGCTTCAGCGTTCCATCGTTTGGGTTCGTCAAAGTGATTATCATCGAAGAGCCGGCGGGTTCCGGCACCCCAGATTTCACGGTGGCCGAACCGTTTTGCGAGTCGCTCGGCGTAACAGTTTTTGCATCCGGGCGAGATTTTTGAACAGCCCCACCAAGCATTGAATGTTTTATCAGTCCACGCGATTGAAGTTATGTTTCCCATGTCATTCAGTCTTGGTTGAGTTGAGTCTTCGCACTGACTGCTCGTAGGAGCAGAGGACGTTTCGCGATTCTTCCGGGTTGGAGATGAGCATGTCCACGAGATTGAAATTTTTCGGGAAGACGGTGAAGCCGCAGAGTCTGAGGTAACGATCAAACCAGATTGCGCCGTCGTTGATGGTGTTGGCCGCGCCTGCGGACGGGTCAGCGGGTTGTGTTGCGGTTGAGAGTCCATCCTTTTTGTCTTCCTCGAACTGTTTGAACTTGTGACCGAAGTCAGCGTAAGCTCTGATGGACCTGAAGATGAGCGCGAGGGCGGTTGACTTTGTTTCAAATTTCTTCGCGCAGAGTTCACAGGAACACCAGTGGGAGATTTGCGTTGCCCACTCCTGCGGACAATTTTTCGCTGGGACCAGCACAATCGGTTCGCCGCACTTCGGGCACGGTTTTTCAATTTTCCGTGATTCATCCAGCTCGATTTTTTTCATGGCTGCGGTTGGGGTTCAACTGTTGCGGTTGTCTGCTGCGCAAGTTGGGCGTGAGCTTTTGCGTTTTCCTTCATACGTTTCACCATGCCGATGAGGAGTCCGTGAACGTGTTTGCCGTCTGGCGAGTTCCTCCACGCTTCATCTTCCGATGGTGCTCCGGCTGCTGAGCGGGCTTGATCCAGCGCGGAAGTCCAGTCACGCAGCAGGCCGGCAATGTCGCGGCCTTTCAGGAATCGTTGCTCTTCCTTTGGGACGGAAGCGCGGTGTTTGCGGATGGCTTCGAGTTCAGCGAGGCAATCGTCACGACGCGCGACTTCAGCCAGGGTTGACTCCTCCTCGTAGGACCAGCGGCAGGAGTCTGGTCGTCTGAACATGCTGGAAAGCGACGAACGAAGTTTTTCCACGCGCGCGCGCGGTGTACTTGGTTCTGATTCTGATTCTGATTCTGTACTCTGATTATGATTCTGATTCTGATTCTGTGGTATGTTACGTTGATATGTTACGTCCGACGTTACGTTGGACGTTACGTTGCATGTAACATGCTTATTCTTTAGGCCGCGGGATTTCAGAGCGGCTTCGGTTTGATGCAAGCGCCTTTCGTACTGTTGTTTGCGCCACTCGATTTCTTCATCGGCTTTCCGGTTGTGGAACTTGTCACCGATTAGCGTGAACTTTGTCCCGACAACTCCCCAGATCCGAGCCCAGTTGACCGGGTTCACACACGCGATCTGGCACAGCAGGTCGGTGTTGTTCGGGAGCGGTCCGTTGATGTAGTAGTCGCAGAGCAGTCTCATGTAAGCACCGATTTCGTCGTTCAACATTCGACAGGTGCCCGCTTTGAAATCGGCGGTGAAGAACCGGAACCAGGCGTCGTTGTTCATGTTTTCCATAAGCGGTGGGGTGAGTTTTCAAGACCGCCGACGGGCGGCAATATGACGATTGCGAAGTGCTCTGCGAGGAACACGCGCCCGCCAGCGGTCGTGAAAATTCTGAGATTCGCAATCGTCATGCTGTCACGTTAGTTTGAACTGTCCGCTCGTCAAGTCTGTTGAGGCTTTCCGCCGTTTTGCTTGCCCACCCTCGCGTTTTTGCTTTCGCCCGGCGCGCATCACTGTTGCAATCGGATGTCTCGGTGGGCGTCATCGCTCAGCTTGGTTGTTGCTAGACGACTTCACCAGTTTCGACACATGCACCCATCCGCGATCTTTGCCCATCCAGTGAAAGGCATCATCGTCTGGCCAAAAGTAGTCTCCGCGATAGAGCAGCACTTGGCCGCACACTTGGCATTTCTTTTTCTTCCGGTTTATCCGGAGCGCGTGGCACTTCGGACATTCGATGATTTTTGATATTTTCATTTCTTCAATTCGGGTTTGAGGTCAATCGTGTGGTGGACGTTCACGACCAGCGTCTGGCCGCGCAACAGGAACAGCGCGGCGAGAATGGTCGCGCAGATGATGATGACGTTGTAATTTTTTTTCATGGGTTCTTCGCGCTCCCGTCGCTCATCTCGGTGTTCGGCGAACTCAGCAGGCGCTCTGCGACTTCGAGCCAGGTTGTATTCAGCGTGCGGATTTCCACATCCACGATGTTGCCGAGTTCTCCTTCCTCTCGCGCCCACGTCGCCGCCCGTTTGTCGAAGGTTTCCCACGTTTGCCGAACAAGACGATGGAGCGCAACTCGGCCCTCGCTTTCGGGTTGTCGAGAGTTGTGGGCTTCGGGAGTCATGGGTTGCTCGCGTGCCGGTCGCTTAGCTTGTCGTTCGGTGCGAACTGGGCGAGCCAGAAGCGGTGCACGCGCGCGCCGAACTGGGTGGTAAACTCATGGCGGCAGACGTGGTTGATGCCGTTGGCCGCGAGTTCCGAAAGATCGGATGACGCCCGCGTCGTGACGGCGTTGTGGGTGATGTCAAGCGTTGTCGCTCCGGCCCTGCCGCACGCAGCAAGGTAGCGCAGCACGCGCTTGAGCCTCGGTGATTTTTTTACTCTCGCATAGTGGAATGTTCGTTGTGTTTTCATGGTTTTGAATAAACGTGACTGATGGTTGCGAGTTCCTGTATCGTCATGGGTTTCAAGGTGCCTGCGTAGTGTCGAATCTCCCTGCCGGTTCGCAATCCGCGGTTGTAGCCGCGTTTGTAAATCACGCGGCTGTTCACTTGAAGCAGCGCAAGCGAGTGCTCCAACGCCGCAATGCGGTGCTCAAGATGATCGAGCGCGGATTGATACACGATGACGGTGCGCCCGCGTTTCCCGTCCTTGTACCTTTTCTGGTAACTGCGACAGGCTGGACAACTCTTTTTCGCGTTGTCCGGGTTTGGTTTGCCGCAGCGCGAACAGTTGCCGGGGATTTTCCGCTGGCCGGATTTCTTGAACCAGAACGCGACCGCCTTCGGAAGCCGTAGCGGCTTGATGTTGTAAGATTTCCCCGCCCGCTCTGTTGTTTGGAACCGGGACGTGTTTAGGTCGCTCCCATCGTTCCCAGACACAGTGCCCTCGCGGACAGCCACTCCAAGCTGAAACGCATCGCGTTTTGTTGTTGTTACTGTTTTTTCCACGGCGGGCGGGGTGAAATTCATGTTCTGCAGCTTCACAGTAGCCATCCTCCGAGCGATTCGGTTGTTCGAGCGTTCACCCAGAGGGATTCAATTCGGCTGCCCCCACTGTTAGTACTTACTCGTTTGTCGTACCGCCGCCATCCGCGGTTTTCGTAGATTTCAGAGTAGAGCGGACATGCATATCCGCTCACTACGACCATTGCGCCGGATGCTTCCAGCAGGTCAGCGGCTTTTCTGTGGTCATCATCTGTCCACTCGAACGCATAACGTTTTTTGTGCGACCGCGTATCACTGACATACGGCGGATCGAAGTAGCACAGAGTTCCTTCCACGACGTAGCGTTCTATCACTTCGAGCGCCGGACGATTTTCGATTTGGACATCTCGCAGGCGTGCCGCCACCCGCCGCAGGTTGATAATTATTTCATCTCGGCTTTTCATTTGCGACAGCTTTTCGCCACGCACCGCGAAGCGCATCCCGGGATCCACCATTCCATTTCCGGCGTTGATGCTCATGTTGAGACAACACCACATCCGTCGGGCTGCTTCCACATCGTCCACATCGGCAGGCTTCAGAGCGGCTTCATATTCCTCCCGACTCCACGGAGTCATTTCGATTGCCTCACACAGCGCATCTGGTTTTGATCGCAGCACCCTGAAGAAGTTCACCACGTTTCCATCTAGGTCGTTGTAGGTTTCCAGACGGCTCGGCTGCTTTTGGAGCAGCACACTGGCCGCGCCGCCACACGGCTCGACGTAGTTTTCATGCCGCGGAAAGTGGCTAATTATCCACGGAGCGAGTTTCCATTTTCCGCCGTAGTAGCGGGTTGCTGGATGTTCGACGCTGCCCAACCCCTCCCCGCTTCTCAATTCGGGATTCGCGGGCTTCTTCGGAGCGTTGAGTTGTGAGGTGTCCATTGGCGTTATTGCGAGCGGGGAGTCTGTGCCTGAGCTTGGTCGTTAGCCGACTGGTCGCGGGCCGGGTGCGCTTCGGGCGGAGTCGAACCGCCGTCACCGGAGTTTAAAGTCCGGGGCTTGTGCCACTCAGCTACGCCCGCTGCCCGGTTGTTCCCGCGATTATCCACTGAAAGCCTCACTTCCACTTTCGAGCACGGGATATTCCATCGCCGCTTCTACGCTTTTGAGCCGCCTGAATGTCATGTGTGCTGGATATTTTCGGTTGCTTGCCGGTTTCCCAATCATTGACGCGCTCACCGGCTTCCAGAGCGGCGGGTCTTTCATGGAGTCTCGACTTACCTCGCACTCATCGCCAGGCCAGACGATTTCTCCTTCATCCAGGTATCGGTATTTGTCGGCGGTGAAATTCATATTCGCTCAATGCGCTTTGGCGGTTTGCCCTGTCCAGTGCTCGCGCGTGGTTTCCCAGCGCCGCCCGTCGAGGTCATAAATGATGCGAAAGGTTTTCATTCAGTCAATCTTGTGCGGTTCACTGGTTTGACGCAGCACAGGGGCAATGATTCTGCCGGGAAACATTTCGAGCGCGCGGACCTGCCAGGTTTTTTTCTTCCCACGCGCGCCAAGCTTGCGCCAGCCGTGCAACTGGATTTTTCCGCCAGAGGCAAGCCAGATTCCGACGCGCGCCTCGTGTCTGAGCTTTTCCACGCGGGCGGAAAGGTTTGATCCGGTCGTGGTCTGCACGGCCAAGAACCCGGAGCTGGGCCGCATAGCCAGCAGGTCGGCGAAGCCGAACAAGTCCTGTCGCACGCGCGCGAAGGCGTTCCAGCGTTCAACGACGGCGACCGTCCAACCGTCTTTTTCCAACATGACCTTGCTTCGTTGTGTCGGAGTCATTTGTTCATTCAAAAGATGTTCACCCACTTCCAGTACTGAACCAGCGGCTTGAACCCGCGTTCGTATGTTTCGTGCCAGCCAACAGAGTGGTCGCACACAACAAATCTGCCGCGCTCACGCGTGGAAATGTAAACGTTGCCCGTGAAGATGTTTTTCTTGTAGTGCTTCTCAAACGCCTTCGCATAAGCCGCGAGTTGCAACCGGTGTTCCAACCACGCGCCCCGGTTCGGATCGGGCAGCGTCTTCGCCGTCTTCCAGTCCAACAGCCATATATAATTTTCATTTTCAATTGCCAGGTCGCACTTGCCCGCGTAGCCGTCGCCGACAAGAATTTTCTCCGTCCACAAGACTTTACCCAATGAAAAAACATGGTTCAGCGCAGTTGAAAAGTAATCCGCGAGTGACGGGTCAAACGGTTTGTCTTGCAGCCTGTTTTCAATCGCCGCGTGGATTTGAGAACCGAGATCACGCGCGCGCTTTGATTCTTCATCGTGTTCACCCGCAGCGAGCACGCGCGCAATCTTCGCGTCTATGCCTTCGCCCGGAATATCCGGCGCGGAACAGACCGCGATGATCCCCTGCTGAATCTTCCATTGGTTCAGCGCGGGCTTGTCGAGAATTTTGAGGATTTCAGTAACGCTCGGAAGCCATCCGTTCCTTCGCGCGTCGTCAATGGTCGTTGGCCTCTGGCCCTCTCTGGCTTTTTTCTCAACAAAGAATTTCGGCTCGCCGTTCGTTGTGTAGAAGTGTCCCATAGGTTTTAATTCTTTTTGAACTGGTAGTGCATGCCCGCGTCGTCAAGCATTTCGCGGAACTTCTTGTCCTTGGTGATGGTTTCCGGTCGCTTTGGTTTTCCATTGTATTCCGTCTCGACGACGTAGTTGGCCCACAGGCCGAACAGGTAATTCTTTTCCAGTTCGGCGAGCGGCGTTCCAGAGTTTTTGCCGAACGGCATCAGAAACGACCGCCATTCCGCGTCGTCTCTGTCCTCTTTCACTTCTTCGGAAGAAGCCGCCGGCGTTTCGCTGACATCGTGCGGCGGGTATGGCAGCCGGGCTTGATCGCCGGCTTGAAACTCGCCGATGGCTCTGCCGAGCGCGTTCATCTGTCCAACGGTCGCCGGGCAGAACCGGAGCGGAACGTCTTCGAGTTCCTCCGTCGGGAGCAGCGCGTCGCACTTCTGGAAAAACTCGGTCACGATGTCGCGGTTCGGTTCGCCCAGCCCGGCCTTCATCGCCGCAATCATTTTGCTCCGGCTTTCATTGGTCGGGAAAGCCTGCTTGTTCGAGCCTTTGTGCGGCGCTTCGGCTTTTGTTGCCGGCGGCGGGACCGTCGCAACGTGTGGTTTTGCCGGGCGATTCCGCCGTTGCCACCAGCCGGCGCACCATTCTTTTTTCCACGCCTGCAACCCGATGCCCAGTTCCTTGCAGCAGCGGCGCAAGGCAGCCGTCTTCGCGCCCTCCACCGCGTCGCCGTAGTTCTGCGCGGCGTTGTTGGGAAAGTACTCCATCGCCCCGACGGCTTCGGCCACAAACGCCCCGCGCACGATGAGCATGGCTTCAACGTAAACCCGCTCACCAGGCTGACCCTTGGACGTGGTGAAGCTTTCATTCCAACGGTTTCGCGGGATGATGGCCCACTGACCGGGACCGAACACAGCGTTGAGCCGGTCGCGCAAGTGCGCGTGTTCGATGTAGATAAGGTTTTCTTTCCCAGCCGCGCCCGGCTGGAAAGCGTCATCAGGAAAATCCGCTTGCAGGGCTTTGATTTCCTCGTCACTCAGCTTTAGCGTTGCTGCTTTTTGATATGCGGCCATTGTCAGCGTCGCTACCGCCTCAATCTTCGCTTGTTGCGGCGTGATTGGGTGCGCAGCCTGCGGTTGCGTGACGGCTGGTGTTGGCGGAGCCGGCAACGGGATGACCGCCTGCGGTTCAAGAATTTCAGTTTCGGTTGTCATGGTGTGTTTTGTTTTGGTCCCCCGCTGATGCGGCCCGGCGGCTCACGAATCGTTCGCGCCTGTTTCCGCGACAGGCATCGGCGGGGGAAAGTTTTTCAGTCTCTTGACTTGAACAGCTTCGCTTCCGTTCCGCAGAAGCTTTCCAGTCCTCTGCACGTCGTGCAGTACTTGAAGCCGGCTGGTTCTGGACCCTTGCGCGTCACCATCCACTTCACCCTTTCGGCGGAGTGATCGTTTTGAAACTTCGCGCAGAATCCGTACTCATCACCAACGTCTGACGGAATGAAATTGCGGCAGTCTTTGCAGAATTTCACGTTAATCCTTTCAGTAGTATGCACAGGATCAGCCCTGCGACGGCCAGGGAGGCGGCGATGAAACCGCGCTCGATTGGGCCGAGCCTGTGATGGGTTGGGGTGTTCATGGCCGCGCAAATTCTTGGTCAAAGTAATCCGGGACGCTCTGACCTCGGCTGGTAGCGCGAACTTTCAGATTCGCGTGGCTGACCGGCTTGCAGAAAATCCGGTGTTCCTTCCGCCCGGTTCGCGGGCGTCCGGTTTGGTTCGGCCTGCGTCCGCCCCAGCCGATGCGCGCGTTGTGCTTCGCGCGCTCCACCTCGATTAGAGCTTGCGTGCGGCGAAGCTCCGCCCGGTGTTTTTTCGCTTCCGCTTTCAGTCGTTCAATCGTGTGCATGGTCAATCTTACAGTTGGTCGAAACCTCGTAGCCGACACGTTCGACCGGAGGATGTAGTTCCATTCCAGCCAGATCGTTAGCTGCTTCGAGTTCTGCGTGTAAATCATACGCAAGCCCGTCATACATCGCAGCCATGAGTTCTGCCACGCTGTCTCCGCGCCCAAGAGCGCGGAGGTCTCTGGCGCGCCGTCTGAATCGGATTTCCAACGCAGCTAACAAGCCAGATGCAGCCAACGTCTGGCCCGCGTTGCAGTTTTGTTCGTCACATTTCATATCTTGCTTTAGCCTGTGTTGAAATTCTTTTTCGTCAAGTCACAATTTTTTCCGCTTCGATTCGCGCGAGCTTTTCCTCAAGGGTGCGAAGGCTTCCCCAGCCTATCGGCTCATCTTTCAAGAACCCCTTCAGTTCACCGTCGTGGACGAGTTCAGCGCGGTGGGCGAGGTCAAGCCGCAGCTTTACGATCGCGCGGTGCTCCGGCTTTTGGGAATCGCGTTTGTAGCAAACCGAGCAGACAGCATCCTGTCCGATCCAGCAGGTGCCAGTTCGCGGGATCGCCCGCCCGCAGTCGCAAAGTGGCCGCCAGCGTTTCATGGTTCACAGTCCTCCCCAGGATGCCAGCGGCGACACTTCGGGCAGCGTTCGTTCTCGATGATGACGAGCAGCCAGAAGAATAGGACGGCGGAGATCAGCGCGAAAGTGGTCAGGATAATTGTCTGCATGGGTCGTATTTCTTGTCGAGTTCCTCGTAAGTTCGGTCCCGCAAATCCGCGAGTTGCTCAAGGCTCAGCCCGTCGAGCCAGTCCCGCAACGCGCGCGGGTTCCGGCAGACCAGAAGCCTCATTAGTTCCTCGCGAAGGTGTTCAGTGTCTCGTATGAAAAGCGGATTCATTTTCGGAATCCCCGCGCGCCGCCCGTGAGAACCACCGCGACGGTGGGAAGACTGCGGACGGCGGCGGGGAAGTTCGTCAGTTGATGGTCATCTTTGGTTGCGTGCCAGTAGCCGCGCAGTCTTTGCAGTTGCACGGTCTGACCGTTCGGAACGAGTTCCACAGTGATTTCAATGACCACTCGTGGACTGCGTGCGTTTGGGGTTCGGGCCAGCAGTATCCGTCCGCGAGGATTATCCACCAGCCGTCTTCGCCCTCGTTCCATACTTCTTTTGCTCGCGGGTCGGCTTTGATTCTTTCGATGATTGTCTTCATTCAAAATTTCGGCGGCGATGTCCATCGCGCCGGTTGGTTGTCCGCAGGCCGTGACTCCCAAGGAGCCGGCCGATCATCTTTTTCAATCTGACTTCAACGAAATAAAAAGGTGCGCTCGGATTGCAGTCGCACCAGTGCCTCTTTCCTGAGTCGAGCTTCTTTCTCTTTCCGCACACCTCGCAGAGGAACAAAACCTTGTCTCGTTTGAGTTCAGTTTTCATCTCTCCGCGTTCATCGCCTGTTCGCTGTCGAAGCCTTGAGGCCATACACACCGGCTATCAAGACACCATCCTTCGTGGTCGCCATCGTGGCCTTTGGGCTTATGGCAGGGCGTAACTGTTTCGCCGTTGGCAAGCTCGAATGTCGCATAACAAGCCGGATGCAGCGAACCGGGCTGCCGCTTCTCAGTTTCAGGGTTGGTTTGCATCGAAACGGCACGGAGGCCGCAACAACATCGAGGGTGAACTGCGGCAAGTCCATGTTTTGCAGCGCGATCTCATTCAGAATACCTTTCCCCATGCTTGTTCAAAGCGGCGGTTGGCCGCGAGTTCCACGGCGCGCTTCCGCAATTCTTCATCCGACATCAGCGGCTTGGCCAGCCGGCACTTGGACAGCGGCACGCGCACCAAGGTTTCCACGTGTCCCTTGACCGTGCCGACAATGGAACTGTTCTCCCGTCCCGGCCGGTTGTAACCGTTCCTGTAGAACGTGCCGTAGGCTTGGCAACTGTTGACCCGGATCTCGGTGCCCACGGGCAAGACCTGTTTGGTTTTCCGGCTGTTGTGCTCTTCGGTCAGGGATACCCAGTTGCCGTGGGCCACGATCTTGGGTTCCAAGATGTCCCGGTGTTCGGCGGCGCGAATCAGGTTGTAGATCAGGGCGGCCAACAATTCCTGGGCGCGTTGCAATACCCGTTCGGGGACATTCTCCTTTGGCACATACCGTGCCACTGGAAGCGCGACTTGGATTCCGTTGGGCGGCAGAACTCTCCCGGTGCCCATTTCAACCGGGTGGTTCTGGTATCCATGCAGGTTGTTTTGCTTGGCGTACTCGAAGGTCACGACTGCAAAGTAACCGCAGCCGTAGCGCGTGCTCCAAGTCTCGACCTTGCGCAAGGTATCCGTGTTCGGGTCGTACATGGTTCGGTAGAAATCCGAATCTTGCGGACCGTTGTGTTCCCACTCATCGCTGACAGCGTAGAGCGGGGCTTTCAGAAGTTTCATATTTCGATTCACAGTTTGGGTTGTCGGCCCGGTCGCTGATCCGGGTCGTTCGGGCGCTTAGGAAGCGGGCGCACCACCCGCGACATCACCGACCACGGAATTCTGAACTCCGCTTCCGCGCCAACCAGCGCGAGCGCCAGAGTGCCGACAGGCTCACCGGCTATCTTGCACGCCTGCCGGATGTGTTCGGCCAGTTCATTGCACGCCTCGGCCTGTGCCGCTGGCAGTTCTGTGATTGCTCCTTTGATTAGCAGGATTGTCTGTTGTTCTTGTGTCATATCGTTCTTTCACCGCGTCGGTTTTCCTCAACGCCGAGTCACTTCGCGCTCGATAGACTATCTGCCTTCGGGATGCCGGCTCAGGCGTACCCGCGATGGAGTGCCCACGATTTCCTCACCCTCTTTGTTTTCCGTGATCTCATAATATGGATAGATGCTTTCGCTCGCCGAATATGCGCCCGATTTCTCGACATCCATTTTGAAGGTCACGTCCTTGTTGCTGTGCTGATTGAAGCTCTTGACCGTCTCATCAATCTGCTTATCGAACTGTTCACGGGTGATTCGCTTTGCAGCATAGTCCCCAACCGTCTTATCGAGACGGTCCATGTGTTTGTCCGCGATTGCTTTTGCCTCATTTGGAGTTGGTAGCCCTTCGCCACCACAACCGCTCGTCCATTGTCCGCCATCCGATGATCCGGCTGGCACTCTTGGTTGTTCTTCGTTCATTGTAGTGCGGCGGCGGCGGGATTATTCATGACGCGAGAATTTGCTCGATCATCGGATGCAGCGCGTCGTTTTCATTCACTCGCCACCTCGCGGATTGCCACACTCGGGTTGTCACCGTTGTATCCGCGCTCGGTGTCGCCGATGATTGTGCCGTCGCACCAGGTCTGCCAGTAGAGCCGCTTGGCTGGGAGATATGTGCCGCTGGTCATCATGTTGCTTGATCCGCCGACGTGACGGATACACATGCGGCGAGCGATTCGCTTGGCCTCGGCGAGCGAGCTTGCGGTGTCTTTTTGTCCGGACTGTCCATTGATTGAGTATTTATTTTTCATAGAAAAGGGGTAAAAAAAGATTGGGGTTTTGCGGCTGGGTTTTTACTCATCGAGTGCGACGACCTTTTCGGGCTGCGAGTAGTAGTTGCGGACGATGACTACCGACACGTTTCCGAACAACCCTGGTGAAACGAGCTTTCCTTCGGCACCAAATTCAGCAAACGATTTTCCAGCCACGAAGTCCGGCTCGTCGGTCATTTTCACACCCTCTGGTAATTGACCAGCCCCGGCGGTTTGGTTGTCGCTGTTGTTCCAGCGGTCATATCCGCAGTTCACTTTGCTGAAGAGGACCGAGGTTGCTGTTCTATTTTTCGCTATTCTATTTTTCATTTAGTCTTTCTCTGATTGTCAGCCTCTTCGGCCTTCAATCTGCAATCAATATAATCTACGGCAAAAGCAAGTCAACGCTTTTTTTCAACTTTTTTCAGTTTTTTGTAAGTGGTTGTTCCACAAGACTTTACCCTCTGTTGTATAGGGGAATTTCGCGTTGAGTCGGACCTGACCTTCGGCGCAACCGCAGTCGCAGCGCATTATGATCCGCCACCAGCGTTTGAAGGCTTCGCCGCCCACGGGGCCGATGACGCGCGCAGCGGTGTCGCCGAGACCGCGCTCGCCGTCCAGCCGGTGCAGCCGGAGTTTCTTCGCCCAGCCCGGCCAGTCTTCAGGCCTCATCGCAACAGTTGCCCGCCTCATGGTTCGCGAGTGGGCGATCGCCCGGGCGGCAGCGGCCATGACCGCAAGAGAAATCACACCTCATCAAGATTCGGAGCGCGGCCGTACGGGTAGTGGTCATACAGCGTTTCCATGTCTTCATTCAACCCGGTCACAACCGCGCCGATCTGCCCGCCGACCTCGTAACCGGAAAGCGTCGGCCAGACCGCGTAGAAAAGAGACAGCCCGTTGCTTTCTTGATCTGGTAAAACTGTTGAAGCCGGATTCGTGTCGCCCGTTTCCGGCGCGGCCACGCCGGCTCCGCTGCACTCGATGTCACCGCGGTGAGAATAGCGGTCATACTTTTTCCATGTGCCGGTCGCGTTCACCCAGAGGTCATTAGCGTAGAGGAGGACCGGTCCACCGTAGGATGAAGCCTTCTCACGCTGGAAATCTATCGTAGCAACGAGGCCGTGGTAACGAACACCATCAGGAGCGGTTCGGATGTCTTCGTGCTCGTAAAGCGGGACTTGAGCCAGAGGGATCGGTCGGCGGCAATACACATCATCCACATTGGTTGAACAGCACTGACAGAAGCGGGTGATGTCAGTTCGCTCGATTGGACTGCAATTCGGGCAGCGGCAGACGTAGTATCCGGGCCGGTCCTTATAGTACCAGCCGCGCCACTGGGTAAGCAGGTTCGTTTCGGTCACGCTTTCGGTTTCCGATTCATCAAAAGCGTCCGGCGTTTCGCGGTTGCTGGAAAAACTCGCGACCGGCGCAATGCTCGACGGGCTTCCCCAAGTCGTGATTGCGGAAAAAATTGACATCCACGACCACTTGGTCCACCCCGCAACAGTCCATTCACTGTGCGAGTACGGGCGATACGTGTAATGCAAGTACGGATACACATCGAGCGACTTCGGCGTGATGAGGTAAAACGCGCCCTCTTCGTCTCCGAAAATAATTTCGTGATCCGTTTCGGTCGCGGTATCCAGAACCGACCGGGCATCATCCGCGTTGAACGTGTTCAGCGATGTCATCGTGACTTCGCACGTCTCGGTTACTTCAATCGGAGTGCCCGGCGCGTCACCCATTCCACCGGAAGCCAGGTAGAGAATCGGGAAGCCAATGGGCGACTTCAATCCGAGCCAGTATCCGAGTTCTAGCGTCAAACTGGTTGAACCCCAGGTCGCCGAACAGGATTTCAACGTGCTTTTGTACTGGCTCGTTTCATTTATCGGGTCATCAATCACCGGTGGGTCGTTCTCGTACCCCGCCCGCGTCTTTGCCAGAATTCCCCACGAAGGACAATCCCACGGCGCGCTCCATTCCTCGTCGAGCACCCAGTCATAAGGAATCCCTTCGGGCGGGTCAACGTACCAGCGGTACTTCTTTACGTTCAACACGCGCTCGATGGTCCCGATAGCGGAGCACGACACCATTCCGGTCGTAGCGTTGATTGAAACCGTAGCCGAAACGCTCCCTTCATCCGACGTGACAACGTAACGAATCCCGTCACGCGGAGGTTCTTCACTCAACGCAATCGCAACCCAGTTCGTGTTGATTTCGGCCCACGAGATTTCAACTTCCTTTTTCAGGTAGCGCGTGGCGGACAGTTGGCCCGTGTCGTAGTGCGTCCCCGAACATTCCAGCGTTTCAAAGCGCGGGAATCCGTGGTGCTCCCAGACGAGGGAAACCTTGCGCAACCCGCCGCATCCGCAACAGTTATCCATTCCGGCCATACCAATTCACTCGACCGCCTTCGGTTCGCTCATCAGAACATATGCGGACATTTCTTCACACGTGTCCTTGTCCTTCCACGTAAACTCGCGCAGCTTGATTTCCAACGGTGTGATTTCCGGGTCAGGCAGGTCGCCAACGTCAATGGAGATAATGTGCGAGGCCGCGTCCGGTTCGCCGGTCTCATTGTTGATGTATTCAATCTTGATGCGCTCATTCTCCGAATCAAACGTGATCCGTTTCGTGTAGTACGTCCCCCTGTCCGAAAGTGAAAGCATTTTCCGCAATCCGATCTGCGTCCCGCTGCGTGCTAAAGGTAGTATTGTCTTCATCGGATTCCGAGATTCTGCACGGCTGGCGAAAACCACGTGCGCCGCCAGCGGTTGAAGTTGAACAGGCTGGTGAACTCCTGCGCGCTCAGATAAGACGGCGGGCCGATGTCAATCGTTGTCTCGCCCATTCCGTAACTTTTCGAGACGCCCGTCACCACCGCGTTCATGGTAGTCCATTCCGTTTTACCGCCGGTGATATTCAGCGTGTTTTCGATTCCAACCGTTGCCGGGCAGCTTTCCCCGATCAATGTCACGTTGCCTTCGTATTGCAACGTCGCCAGCGACTCGTAAAGCCGTTGCGCGAGTCCTGCCGGTTCGGATTCGCCTTCAATCATTGATAGCACGGTCTTCCATTCCTTTTCACCCGCCGGAGCATTGCACACGACGCACTTCGTTTCCCACACGGCGTCAACCCATTTTTGGGTATAGTACCACCCGGAAGCGCCTTCAAATTCAACCGCGGTTGAAAAGTCCTGAACCACCTGCCGGATGATAACCTTCTTGGACGTGACACCCATCCAGTCCTTTATTCCGCTGCCGTCAACCAGTTCGTTTGGGTAGCTGGTCAGCGATACCGTGCCGCCTTCGGTTTCCTCGCCGGTCTCTTCGTCAACGATGATTTCATTCACGGTCGCGGTCAGAAACGTCGGAAGCTCGCCGAGGATGTCGTAAGAATCGAGAACCTCCTGAGCTTCCGCCGAACGCTTCGCCCACCATCGCAGCGTGGCGAGCGGCGCGGCGGCGTTCACGCTGACGGGTGTTGTGACCGTGTGGCCGTAGTCGCGCTCAATCGTTCCGCCCTCAAGTTCAACATTCTGAATTAGCACGCGCAGGCCGGTTTCCGGGTCGCTGTTGCTGTCGGCTCCGTTCGGACCATATTTTTGTCGCCTGAGCTTCACGTAAGGAACGCCGCTGTCTTCGTTGGTCTGCCGGAACAGGATGAGGACCGAACGCGGGACCAGATCGTCGCGTGAAATCAGCGAGACACTTTTCAAATTGCCATCCGA